TATTATAGGGACTATTCGCGCAGTTCAAGCTGAAAATGGAGAACCAGTAACGCTAGAACAGGAAGTCATTATGGAAATTCTACTGGAAGAGATTGTTAGAAGTATAAGTTTATCTAAAACTACCGTTTATATGGATACCCATGGAAACCCTTCTGGATCGCCCATGACCACAGTTACGAATTGTATAGTTAATCTAATGTATCATTGGTATTGTTATTCGCGGATCACCGGAAATACCTCTCTAGCCCGCTTTAGCTCCGATGTAGCATTTATCGCATTTGGCGATGATGTGGCTCAGACCTACAAGCCTGGTCCCTACAACTTCGAATCTGTAGCGCGCATTATGAACGATGAGTTGGGACAAGTCTATACTACTGCAGCGAAATCCTCGGAAGGAACTCTACTACGAATTAACGAATTAACATTCTTGAAACGAAGGTGGGTCCGAGATGGAGGTTCCCCGAATATTATTCTAGCACCGATTGAAAAGGAATCGATTTACCAGCGATTTAACTGGACCAATTTACCTCTTGAAGCGGTGAAAGATCACGCTAATGTTATGACGGAAGCATTGATAGAAGCAGCAATGCATGGTTCACGATTTTATGGTGATTTTGTAAATGGTATTAGAAGTGGGCTCCTAAAGTTAAGAAGATCGAAACACCCACACAAACTAGAATATGCTGACGTAGTTGCCAGCAAATTGATTAGCTATAGTGAGGCGTATCATACCTTTTTAATGCGGTATTCCGCGTAGGCAATTCTAAATTTAAGCTAGGATAATTAATAGACAATGGCAATCGGCCCTATCTATATTTTATGCGAAGATTTTTGGCGTTCAAACCAGACTTATATACTCGACTGTATCAGTGGACTTATATTGCGAATTATTAAGTATATATTAACGAAATTAATTGATAATAATGGCAAGTCTAATCCAAGACGCCCTAAGGGATTCATCCTTCAGCGCCCCCGTAAGCGCGAAAGTGCCTCATAAAGTGGCTTCAAGCCAAGAAGTAATTAA